GGCGTTCTATTGAATGGGTCATAAATGGAGACCGCCGCACCGTAAACCCGGGCGGCTTCTGCGGCTGTATCGAACCGACCGCCGCCGATGTCAACAACCGTTTTCCCGGTCATAACTTTAACGGCTCTTTTCATACTGTAAACCGCCGGGGCTTTTGTGCTGTTTATGCTGGTTTGCTTGCTGGTGAATCTCTGTTTCATTGTGAACCCTCCTATATTATCCGATTTGTGTTGTTTCTTGTCTGAATCTGATTAGACATTAACACAAATAAGATTGAATGTCAATACATTTCGGATAAAAAATTATCCTGTGAAGATTGAAAATTGTATTATATAGGAAGAAACCCGAAACAGCCGCCCGGGGTACGTTTTGCTTTATTACATTAAAGCATTAAAGAGGTGAGTGCCGTGTCCGGCTGATTTTCTGAAAATTTCCGTGAATTTTTGCATAGAAAAAGCCCCGGGAAATCCCGGAGCAGTTTCATAGTCGATAGTCGAAAGTCGTTAGTCGCTCGGCTGATAGTCGGAAAGTCGGAGCGTGGGTGAAAGTCGTTAGTCGCTCGTGTCCTCGTCAGAGTTGCTTGCTGAAAGTCGCTTCTGTTGGTCGCTTGCGATGTAGCGTTCTCTGATTTCATCAGCGGAATAGTCGTTGTCATTCTGCTGGTTCGGTGTGAGAACGTACTCGGTCTTGTCTTGGTAGCCATAGTTGTTCTTGCCGAGGAAGATACCAGCTACCGGGTTGACCTTGCCACTTTGCATATAGTTTTCCCACAAATTTTCGAGCAAAAAGTACGCCTTTTTTATTACGACCGCCACCTCCGGCGGCAACGCAGTCTTATATCCCGAACCTCCTGTCGCAACATCATGTGTAACCGCATAAAGCCACTGTCTGTTGTGTCCGTTCAGTGCAATCGCCATACCCACAACCGTAGGTTTCATGTCATACTGTGCATACAAAGCAAAATAGTCGGAAAGTCGCTGTTGCACCTCCAACGGATTCTCCATGTCAATGTCCGGCATATTCATCAACGCCATATTGACGGAGAGGAACTTCGTGTTATCACCAGCTTCAAGCCCCGGAGCGATGTTTTCCGGCTTCAACCAGTTATTACCTCCTCGGGGCTTACCTTTCTTCTTAGGCTTCGTTTCTTTCTTTCCAGTAGTCGCAACGGCTTTCGTTCCGACATTCTCCTCGCTGGAAACAGTCTCCTTAGTCGCAACAGTCTCCTCGGAACTGTCTGCTAACAGCTTATCTATATCCATTTCAGTCTCCTTTCTTCTTATTCTTATTGCAGTAGTAGAAGTAGTTGAAAATCGGTTTTTGCGTATAACTTCTATATATAGGGAATTTTCTATATAGAGGAAGTTACACGCAATACCTTGAGAACAGCTACTTTAACTACTGTAATAATAAGAATAACTCGTTCTTATGAAAAGATTGTTTTTCAATCCTTTTCAGATAGTTTGGTAAATGTCGTTTTTGATAAATACTTATCCGCTTTGTGTTAAATGAAGTTTTTGCTCTCGTAGTAGTCAATCACTCGCTTAACCTCAACCGATTTCAGCACAACGATTCTGTAATCTTTGCCGCACTTCCTCTTAACCCAAAAGTCGTGTGCGGCTTCTGCGATAGAGCTGTAAGTGAGCATTTTCGTGTTGCTGGTACGTTGGTGAGGAGGACGGTATCGGTAGTCTGTGCCATACAAAAACTTCCCGGTCTTAATGTTCTGAATCGCAAACATCGTCTACCTCCTTATCAGTACCTCCGAACGCTTCTTTGATACATCTGCCGAACTCTTTGAGAGCCACACCAGCAGAGTAGGCGGCAAAGTCGAAGGTCTTCTCAATCTCGGGGTAACGACTGCGGACGTATTCGGCAAGTATGTCATTTCGTGTCTTCATTCCCCAACTCCTCCTCGAGAATCTTTTCAAGCTCCCTCGTGCCGACAGCTTTCATGTAGGTGTGCGGAGCTTTGACGGTAGATACCTTGATTGCGCTCTCCTCGATACGAGCCTTGAGACGTTCCAGCAAAGAAGCGTTCTCCACCTTGGCACTATGATTGAAAAGTCGTATCTCGTCCTTCTTGAGCCATTTCTGCCACTTACCACAAGCGGAGCAGTAAAGCCCGGTCTGATTGCCGTGTTCCTCGGTGAAGAACTCCTTGCCGCCGCATTTGCAAACCATATTCATAACAGTGTCCTCCTTTACAGCTCGTAGTAAGATTTTACCGACTTGCCGATTTCTACCGACAGCTTTGCGGCAATGACACGAGCGTATTCGTACTGGGCTTTCACACCAGTTTTATAAGTACCTTCCCATTTCTTCTCCGGGTGCTTTGCGGCTTCCCGGATATTGTTATCGTTGTCCATGAGAAGGTCAGCTTGGTACAGGTTCAAGAGCCGTACCAACTCCTGTTTTTCTGCTAACTGCATTATGATTCCTCCTTACCTTGAGACTGCCGCTGATAAAAGCTGTGAAGAATACTCTTTGCGGCAAGAATCCCTTCTTTATAACCGTCCTCACGCTTGAAATTTCCAGTACGACCATAGGGGTTATTTTCGGATTTCTTAGTGAGGGCGGCTTGGAGAGCTTCGTACTCCCATTGTTTCATACCTCGACCTCCTTCAAGTCTTCCTTGAGAAGAAGCAAAAGCTCCTTCAAATCAGCAAGGGTGAATCCTTCCTTGTTACAGGTGTTGGTTCGTCCCAAATGCTTATACCAGTTGATAATCGTGCCGCTGTCACGATGAATGATATAAAACTCGTCTTCCCAGCGATAGAGAAGGAAGTTCTCGGTGTTCTGTGGATAACCACACATTACATCAATGTCAATGATTTCATCATCGGTGAAAACTTCTCCGAACACTTTACAGAAATCGTCTCTGTCAAAGTGATACTGCGGAAGGGTTTCGAGATATTTGCTCATTACAGCACCTCCTTCAATTTCAGACCACAATAGGTTGCATAACCACTCGAGGTCGATTTCCTGTCGAACCACTCCGGGTGACGCTCCATTTCAGAATTGAACTTACGAGCCGACAGGATATAAGCACCCTCGGACTTCGCCCAAATCTTGAAAGCGTTGTACAGGTCTTTCGCCTTGATAACGGTTGGCGAGCTTTCCTCCGGGACACGCTCACAGCGGTTCTCGAGGAACTGCAATACGAGGTCATTATCACGCTCGTACTTGGTGACAACCGATTTCAGACTACCGCTCATTGCAAGTCCACGTTCCTTGTAGTGGATATACCCACGCACCAGCCACATGAAAATGCCGCTCATGCTGGACTGCTCACACAGCTCGTCCTTGAGGTGAGTGTCCTGTTCCTCCGGGGAGAAGTGGCGGTTGAACTCTACCACCTTGATACGCTCGGAAGCGAACAGAGACTTGTCCGTTACCATCGGAAGGTCGTTACAGGAAAGCCATAAGGTGAACTGCGGCTTGAATGTGATTGCCGACTGATACAACGCACGAGCCGAGATTTCCTCGCCGCCTGTAAGCTGTTTGATTTTTTCCTCGTCCAGCTTGCCGTATTCGTTGCTCTCGGACATTGTGACGAAGCGTTTGCCCTTCAACCCGGCGAGGGTAGGACTGGCGGCTTCTGCGTCCTTCTGACGGTCTCCACGGCAAATCATACCGACCGGGGCAACCTTGGCATAGTCACCGAGCATGGTCTCGATGGTGTTGAGCAGAGTAGACTTACCGTTACGAGTGGTCTTACCATGAAGAATGAACATACACTCCTCATTGCTCATACCCAGCATAGAGTAGCCCAAAGCCCTTTGAAGGAAGTCTGCCTTGTCCTCGTCATTCTGTGTGACCTCTTTAATGAACTTCTCCCAGCGTTTACACTTAACCGTCTTGGAGATAGTGTGGCTAAATGCTGTCTGCATGGTGAGAAAATCGTCCCAGCTATGTTCCCGGAAGGAGAAGTCTCGAAGGTCGTATGTACCATTGAGACAGTTAATGAGATAAGGGTCTGCGTCAAACTGCACAGCAGAGATACGAAGCTCACCTGTTGCGTCCTTGAGGATTCTATCTCGCATACGCCTGTCACCCATCTTATTGACAAACCCGGTGTAGGACTTTCGGGTATCATCGTCCTCGATTTCTCCGCAGTAGAGAATCATTAGACGGACGAAATCTTTAATCTTCTCGGACACGAGAATTGCTCCCTCGTCCTTACGCCATGCTCCCTCGTGATAGGTGTACCAGCTCTTGTGTTCCGGGCAGTAGCGAGCTTCGTGAGAGTAAAGCAAGCCGAACAGGTTTGCCATACCCATTTCAGACCACTCAAACCCGGAGCTGGTCTCGTCTGCTTTCTCGGGGTGATACTGCTTAATCAGATACATCTTCGAGGATAAGTCCTCGTCCATAATGACACGACCGTTGCGTGTCTCGAAAAGCTCTTGCATTACTTATCACCTCCCAGCAGAGTAATCGCCAAATCAATAAGGTCTGACAGGCGGCAACGGATTTCATAGAATCCGAAAGAGTGTCCGTCCTCATAGGCACGATTCCAAATGGCTTCCGCTTTCTTGCGAGAGAGCCTGTGACCCACCTCATACTGAATCTTTTCGATAATCAGATTGTAGACGGAATCTCGAGCCTTGTTCTTCTCGGTGTTGAGCCGAACGACTTCACTCTGATACTTCTTGTTATTCAATTCGACCTGTTCTCTGTTCCATTTCACAGACTGGTCTTCATCGAAAATATGATTGCCGGGGACTTTTTGCAACCCAACCTGGCGGCACGACATTCGGTTCATAATGTCGAACTCATTCTGAATGTCTTCCCAGCTCATATCAGCTCCTTTACCCATATCCATCACCTCGCCATTACCTTATTGAGAAGGTCTTCGTAGAGGTGCTTGTAAAGATTCCTCTCGACCGTTACAGAGTTGTCAACAGGCTCGCCATCGACCACAGGAGCGGCGATACCGAGTGAGCAGAGGATTCCAGCATTGACACCCTCCATTTCCTTATCGGTACAGGTACGGACGAAATCGCCCAGCCTGTCCTTATTGACCGTGTAGATGGTCTCACACAGAGCGGTTGAAGGAATCTTGCACAACACCTCTGCATGAGTAGGCATGAGACGCTTTTCCTTGGTGGTTAGATAGACCACCTCGACAACATCTGCGTGTTCATTCAATTTATCAGAGGAGACAACGATTGCTGGTCTTCCCTTTGCATTACTCGGGTCTGTGGCGTAGCACTTGGAGTTGGAAATGTAGAAAATATCTCCTCGCTTCGCCGGGACGCTCTTATTCATGTAATATGCCATTATTTCTTACCTCCCATAACTGCGATTGCACATTTCTGTTTGTCCTCCAACCACCACGAACACTGCTCGGTTACGCAGAAAACAGGCTGTGTGCCAATTTTCACGGTGTTATTCTCGTCTACGACAGTATTAGTCGTGAGGAGAGGACAGATTTTGTTCTGTTCCATTTTCTGATAACCTCCTATATTTTCCGCAGTAACACTTTGAGGATTTACACCTCAAAGTGTAGCGGCATTGATTATGTAGAGGGCAAGCGTGGCAGACACATCTTTTCTTACAGTCTTTACATCTTGTCTGCACGACATTAAAAAATGGAAC